GGAAGCTTGTAAGGCAGATCCACGATCCTATGGGATGTGTTACCTTAAGAACAGGCGTTCCGGGTTTTCTTTCATGGCATCAGGAGAGACTGTTAACTTGGCAACCATATCAAGTGACAGTAGGTATGGTATATTATCCAAGTCCGGTGCTGATGCAAAGAAGATGTTCACAGATAAGGTGGTACCCATATCAGTTAATTATCCATTCTTTTTCAAGCCCATCCAGGACGGGATGGACCGTCCAAAGACCGAGCTTGCCTACCGTGTCCCAGCCAGTAAGTTTACCAGAAGAAAACTTACCACCAACGAAGCCGTTGAGGATATACAAGGACTTGACACGACCATCGATTGGAAGAACACCGGTGATAACTCCTACGACGGTGAGAAGCTCGCCCTCCTCGTACATGACGAAGCCGGTAAATGGGAGAGGCCAGAGAACATTCTCAACAACTGGAGGGTTACGAAAACCACGTTAAGATTAGGTAGTAGGGTTATAGGAAAATGTATGATGGGTTCAACAAGTAACTCAGCAGATAAAGGAGGAGAAAACTTTAAAAAATTATACCATGATTCAGACGTTACCAAAAGAAACCGCAACGGACAGACTCGTAGCGGATTATATAGTTTGTTCATTCCTATGGAATGGAATTACGAAGGATTCATTGATTCTTATGGATTACCTGTATTCGACACCCCAGATGCGATCGTTCAAGACCCTTACGGAGATGAAATTACAACAGGAGTTATTGAGCATTGGGAAAACGAAGTTGAAGGCTTAAAGCAAGATCAAGATGCTTTAAATGAATTTTATAGACAGTTTCCAAGAACAGAAGAACATGCGTTTAGAGACGAAACAAAAAATAGTATATTTAATTTAGCAAAAATTTACGAACAAATTGATTACAATGATGAAGTCGCAAATCTGTCGCAAGTTACCGTTGGCAGCTTTACGTGGCAAAATGGAATTAAAGACACAAAAGTCCAGTTTACGCCAAATCCTAACGGAAGGTTTAAAATCAGCTGGGTTCCGGGTGTAAGACTACAAAATAATGTTATAACTAAAAATGGCATTAAATATCCTGGCAATGAACATATGGGTGCTTTTGGATGTGACAGTTATGATATATCTGGAACAACTGATGGCCAAGGATCAAAAGGTTCTTTACATGGATTAACTAAATTTAGTATGGAAGAGGCTCCAGCAAATCATTTCTTTTTAGAATATATTGCAAGACCTCAAACTGCTGAAATGTTTTTTGAAGATGTGTTAATGGCTTTAGTATTTTATGGAATGCCATTGTTAGCAGAAAACAATAAACCTAGATTATTATATTATTTAAAAAGAAGAGGCTATAGAGGATATTCAATGAATAGACCCGATAAAGCTAGAAACAAATTATCAGTTACAGAAAAAGAAATAGGCGGCATACCTAATTCAAGCGAAGATATAAGACAAGCTCACGCTGCTGCAATTGAAACATATATCAATGACTATGTTGGTATTATTAATGATGGGGAATACGGAACATTATATTTTAATAGAACATTAAACGATTGGGCAAAGTTTGATATAAACAAAAGAACAAAGTTTGATGCAGCTATAAGTTCAGGTCTAGCAATAATGGCTTGTAATAAAAATAAATACCGTCCATCAGCAGAAAGAATAAAACAAAAAGTTAATATTACTTTAAGTAAATACGAAAATAAAGGAACTATATCAAAAATTATAAAAAATTATGGCTGAATCAGTTATGAAAAACTACTTTCCAAGTCAAGCAGTTAGTGATGATGAAAAATTATCATTTGCTTATGGCTTAGAAATCGCAAAAGCTATAGAAAATGAATGGTTTAAAAAATCATCTGGAGTTAATAGATATTTACAAAATCAAAATAATTTTCATAAATTAAGATTATACGCAAGAGGCGAACAAAGTATACAAAAATATAAAGATGAATTATCTATTAACGGTGATTTGTCATATCTTAATTTAGATTGGAAGCCAGTACCTATTATACCTAAGTTTGTAGATATAGTTGTAAACGGCATTGCTGAGAGAACTTATGATATTAAAGCATATTCACAAGATCCATCTGGTGTTAATCAAAGAACAGCTTACATGCAACGTATCTTAACTGATATGAAAACTCAACCTATAACTCAATTTATTCAACAAAATTTTGGTATAAATTTACAATCTATGCCTACACAAGATTTACCTGATAATAATGAAGAGTTAGAATTACATATGCAGTTAAATTATAAGCAGGCTATTGAAATAGCTGAGGAACAAGCTATTCAAACTGTTTTTAATATGAACAGCTATGAATTAATAAAGAAAAGGTTTTATTATGACCTAGCTGTTTTAGGTATGGGCTGTGTTAAAAATACATTTAATACTTCTGAAGGTATAAAAATAGAATATGTAGATCCTGCAAATTTAGTATATTCACATACGGAATCACCTTATTTTGATGATATTTATTATATAGGTGAAATGAAAAAAATTACTTTAACTGATTTAAAGAAAGAATTTCCAGATTTTACAGATGAAGATATACAAGCTTTAATAAAAAATGCTGGCGGTAATTATAATTTATATAATAGATATACAGCAGGGTCAGATAAAACAGATAATAATATAATAGAAGTTTTATATTTTAATTATAAAACTTATATGAATGAAGTTTATAAAGTAAAAGAAACTTCAACTGGTGCAGAAAAAATTATTAAAAAATCTGACGCGTTTAATCCGCCCACAACTAAAGGTTTAAGATTTGAGCGTATTGCAAAAAATGTAGAAGTCTTATATGAAGGTGTATATATACCTGGCGCTAAAAAACTTTTAAAATGGAATCTTTGTGAAAATATGTTGCGTGAAAAAAGCGATGTAAACAAAGTAAAAATGAATTATTCTATAGTTGCACCTAGAATATATAATGGTAAAATTGAATCATTAGTTAGTAGAATAACTAGTTTTGCTGATATGATTCAGTTAACACATTTAAAAATACAACAAATTCTTTCCAGAATGGTTCCCGATGGTGTATATGTTGATGCCGATGGATTAGCTGAAATTGATTTAGGAAATGGAAGCAACTATAATCCACAAGAGGCATTAAACATGTTTTTCCAAACTGGTAGTATAATTGGTAGATCATTTACGTCTGATGGCGATATAAATCCAGGTAAAATACCAATACAAGAAATAAATAATTCAGCTGGAACAGGCAAACTATCTGCTTTAATTAGTACATATAATTATTATATGCAGATGATTAGAGATGCTACAGGTTTAAATGAAGCTAAAGACGCTAGTACACCTGATAGAAACGCTTTAGTTGGTGTACAAAAATTAGCCGCTGCAAATAGTAATACTGCAACTAGACATATACTACAAAGCGGTTTATTTTTAACTACAGAAACAGCGGAAAAAATATCATTAAGAATATCTGATGTTTTAGAATATTCGCCAACAGCAAGTGCTTTTGTGCAAGCTATTGGTTCTCACAATGTTGCTACATTACAAGAAATGTCAGAATTACATTTACATGACTTTGGTATATTTTTGGAATTAGAGCCAGATGAAGAAGAAAAACAAATGTTAGAAAATAACATACAGGTTGCAATTGGGCAAAATAATATTCATCTTGAAGACGCAATTGATATTAGAATGATAAAGAATGTTAAACTAGCAAATCAATTGTTAAAACTTAGAAGAAAAAAGAAATCACAAGAGGATCAGCAAAAAGCACAAGCAAATATTCAAGCTCAAGCCCAAGCAAATGCGCAAGCACAACAAGTAGCAGCTCAAGCTGAAGTTCAAAAGCAGCAAGCTTTAACTCAAAGTAAAATACAGCTAGAGCAAGCAAAAGGTCAGCTTGAAATGAATAAATTAATGGCTGAAGCTAATTTAAAGAAAGAATTAATGAATTTAGAGTTCCAAATGAACATGCAATTACATGGAGCTAAGAATGATATTGAAAAACAAAAATTAAAAGAAAAAGAAGATCGTAAAGATGAGAGAACTAAAATACAGGCTTCTCAACAGAGCGAACTAATTAATCAGCGTAAAAATAATTTACCGCCTAAAAGCTTTGAATCAGGTGGAAATGATATTTTAAGCGGTGATTTTGACTTAGGTGCGTTTGAACCTAGGTAATATATAAATTGTATAATCATATAATATTTTATTATGGCAGAAGAAATTAAAGCAAAAGTTGTAGAGACAGAAGAATTGTCTATACAAGAAAAAGAACAAGAAGTACAAAAAAATGCTGGATTTGACGAAGAATCGGGTATGTACAAAGTAGATTTAACACAACCACCAAAACAGCAAGAAGATGCCGTTCAAGAACAAGAAACAAAAGATAGCGTGTCTAGCGGAAGCAGCGAGAATGAAGAAGCTGGGCAAGAAGCCGAAGTGGGATTGCAAGAAATACGACAAGAAGAAGAAGAAGTAATTGAAGAGCCACAAGAAGAGGCGGTATTAGAAGAAATTACAGATGAAGAAGATACAGTTGACAATGCAGGAGTGGAAACAAGCGCTGAAGTTGCCGACTCCATACCG